TGTAGTCAACTTAAACACATGATTGAAACACAGCAAATGAAGTTAAATTCTAAACCTCTAATTTCAGAGTTAAAAACGTTTGTTGCACACGGTGTAGGGTTTGGCGCTAAAACCGGAGAACACGACGATTTAGTATCTTCAACTTTATTATGTGTGCGTATGGCCGGAGTTTTAGCTGACTGGGATCCACAAATTTACGAAAAAATGACTGAAAAAATTTCGGAAGAACAAATGCCCATGCCATTTTATATGAGCACGGGCATATTCTAAATTAACTAAATATAATATGGACTCAATGAAAAGCATTGCTACAGATTTATTTTATAAAATTCGCAGCCGTTTTACGGGTTTAAAACTTGGCGAAAGTATGGGCGCCATTACAATTAATCCCGAAGAAGCTGTGTTTTTTGATTTTGATTACATTGTTGATGAACAGGCATTAGGTCATGTCAGCATTAGTTTAGCTGAACCAAGATCAATGAAAGTATACTTTAGCAATGGTATTACAGAAAATATGGATATCGTACAAAAAGAAAAATGGTACGATTTTTTAAGAGAATTAAGACAATTTGCAAAGCGTAGATTACTAACCTTTGATACTAGAGACGTTGCTAAAGACAATCTAGATCAAAGAGATTTTGCATTTTTAAGTCAATACAATCAAACAAAGACCGTCGGAGAATCAATTATGAGTGAAAGCAGCCTGTATGGCTCGAGAACAATTAGCTATCAAAACTTAATGGATACAAAGTTAATCATTAAACATAGTAAACCTATTCAAGATGAGCAAGTTGGTTCGAGAGCAAGAAACATTTCAGCATTATTTGTTGAAAATCAAGACGGTGAAAGATTTAAATATCCGTTCATCCATTTAGCAGGTGCTCGTGCTATGCAACGTCATGTGGCTAACGGCGGAGTGCCGTACGATGAAATTGGCAAGCATATTGTAGGAATGAGTGAGCAAATTGCTCAACTTAAAGGCTTTGGAAACTATGTAGTAAGAAACGATCTTTTAAATTCTGATACAAATTCAATTTACGAAAAAAGCTCAGATGCATTAAACAGGCTACGCGAAGAACTTTCAAAATTATCAAAGCAAGCATTTTACGAACAATTTAAAACAAATTTTCAATTACAAGATTCATTAGAAGTGCCGCAGGATGTTATAGAAGATTTTACAGAAAAATTCACTGTCAAAAATTTCAAAGAGGACATTAAGTCTGTGTTTCCAATTTTATACAGACTTATGAAGGAAGAGTCCAAAATAGGCTATGACGACATAGTTGCTATGACAGGTAATGAAGAACTAGAAATAGAAGAAGATTTTGATTCGAATCTACTTGATCCGTTTGCCAAGTTTGAAAGTTGGGTAGCGTATCTTGGTGAAGACAGTGGAATCTTAAGTCAAGATCCAGATGAGAAAAAAATTGCAATCAATGAACTTAACGAACTAACAACACAACATTTTCCTGCAGGCGAAAAGGGGTTAAATGCAATTAAAAGTTTAGAAGGCATAATCGAAGATCCAAGACTATTTGCACAAATTAAAGAGGCAGCAGAACAAGACCCCGATACTTGTGTCAGGGGTCTTGTTAAAAATTGGTTAGAAGAAAATGCTCCAGATATACTAGAAGAATTAGACTTTGGCGATTTTCAAGACGAAGAGGACGTAGAAGATCCAATGCAATATGCTAACGATGCAGCAGATGCAGATGCTGTAGCATATGGACAACGTGAAGATATTACTGCCGAAGCATCTAGTTCGGGAGATTACGAATTAGAAGTAAAAACACAAGTTTTCTTTGAAAGAGATGAAAACGGTAAGGCTGTAATTTCTAAAATTATGTTAGGAGATACAGATATTACTGCAATTACTTCTCCAGAAGAAACCGCAGATTATATTGAAGACGGTGAAGAAAGTCCAGTAGAAGGTATCGAATATATCAATGTTGATATTGATTATAGTGTTCACGGTGAATATCTACCTGCTACTTGGGGATATCATGGCGGATCTCCTGCAGAATATCCAGAAGTTGAAATTAATGAAATCACAGCGTTTGGTAATGGCAAATCAATAAAGATTGATTTTAATGATCTTGATGGCGATAATCAAAATTATCTACAAGAAAAAGCTGAAGAAGAAGCTTCAGAAAATGGTTCCGATGACGGCGACTATGATGATTACGATCGCTACGAATCCGTTGAAACATCAAAAGGACTAGAAGAAAAACAATCAAATGTAAACGAATTAGCACAATTCATTTATTCATTTTATGACAAAGAGTCAGGCACATTCCCTAAAGGCCCAGAAGGCGTCTGTACTATGGTAGGCAAGAAGTTTGGTGAGCAAGCAGAAAGTCTAGCAAGACGTTTAGTAGAAAAATTAGCACCGCAGCAACAGTCATCGGTAAATCCAGATTTAGATCGAATTAAAGAATTATCAGGAATGCACCAACAAGAAGCGGCAGTTGTCGAAGGAAGTGTACATGGCTGGAACGTCGCTAAATGGTATGCAAAAACTGGCGACCAGCTAAAACTTACCAAGTGGTTGCGTAAAGAAGCAGGGTTAGATAAAAATGCACCTGTATATTTTGACGATGCTGATTTAGTATATATTGATCAAACTATTGTTCCTGAAGCTTTAGTTAACCCTAAGTTAAAGATGCAAGATCTTTTAGATGCAGTCAAACAAGCAGCCCAATCTCCGAACGAACAAGAATCGATCGAAAATGCTACTCCTGAATTAGAAAGTATCAAAAGATTAGCAGGCATGCGATAATATCATTTCCGCCTAGTTAAGGACTCTCCGGAGTCCTTTTCTTTTGGCAAAATTAATCAAAAAAACGTTGTTTTTTATTGACATTGCTAAATAAAAAACGCATAATATATATTGTGCGTAAGGCATACATTTTAAGGCAAAATAATAGGAGGCAAATTAAAATGGCATCATTAGCAGAAATTCGTGCAAAACTTCAAGAAGCACAAAACAAATCTTCAGGAAACTCCACCGGCGGTGGCGACAACGCAATTTATCCACATTGGAACATGCAAGAAGGCAAGGAAGCAGTAGTTCGCTTACTTCCAGACGGCGACAGCTCAAATACTTTCTTTTGGGTTGAACGTGCTATGATCAAATTAGAGTTCGCTGGTATCAAAGGCGAAACTGATAATAAGAAAATTCAAGTACAAGTACCTTGCGTGGAGATGTACGGTCCAAATGAAACATGCCCAATTCTTTCAGAAGTACGTGGCTGGTTTAAGGACAAGAGTCTAGAAGAAATGGGTCGTAAGTACTGGAAAAAACGTTCATACATTTTCCAAGGCTTCGTTGTTGAAGATCCACTTAAAGAAGATAGTGTACCAGAAAATCCAATCCGTAGATTTATTATTGGTCCTCAAATTTATCAAATCATCCGCAACGGCTTGATTGATCCAGAAATCAATGAAACACCTACAGATTATCTACGTGGGTTAGATTTCCGTATTGCTAAAACCAGTAAAGGCGGCTTTGCTGATTATTCTACTAGTAAGTATAGCCGTAGAGAACGTGCTCTTAGCGATGCAGAAAAAGCAGCAATTGATCAATATGGATTGTTTGATCTTAAGAGCTTCTTACCTAAGAAGCCAGGTGAGGTCGAACTCAAAGTAATCAAAGAAATGTTTGAAGCAAGTGTTAACGGCGAAGCATATGATCCAACTCGTTGGAGTCAATATTACAAGCCAGCTGGCATTGGCAGTGCTACTGGAGATCCAGTGGCTAAAGCAGTCAAACCTGCTTCAACAGAAGAAAGCTACGAAGAAGAACCAGCACCAGTAGCACCAGTTAAGGGTGTTAACGTAGCTGATGCTGCAAATTCTTCAGCAGAAGGTAACAGTCGTGCGCAAGATATTCTTGCCATGATTCGTAACCGTCAAAAGCAATAATAATAAAATAACGAGTATGGGTTCACGCCCATACTCTCTTTGATTACAGGAAAACAATAATGGCAAAAATAAATTTATCTAAAGTTGGCGAAAGTATCACATTCTATCGCTACGATAACGGTTTTATGATTGAAATCAGTGGCCGTAACAAAAAAGAAGAGTGGAAAACTCAAAAGATTTTGTGTAATACAGAGGACGAGTTATTGGCACTAATTAAAGAAATAAACAGCTTGGAGTTAGATCAATAATGGCAAAAGCATTTGATATTTCAAAATTTAGAAAATCAATTACTAAATCAATTGAAGGGCTTAGTATTGGTTTTAATGATCCCACAGATTGGATCTCAACAGGTAATTATGCTTTAAATTATCTAATCAGCGGAGATTTTCATAAAGGTGTTCCGTTAGGTAAAGTTACAGTATTTGCAGGTGAAAGTGGCGCTGGCAAATCTTATATTTGTTCGGGCAATCTTATCAAGGCAGCACAAGCACAAGGCATCTATCCAATCTTAATTGATTCAGAAAATGCTCTTGATGAAGATTGGCTAAAAGCACTTGGCGTGGATACTTCAGAAGATAAACTTCTTAAACTCAATATGGCAATGATCGATGATGTAGCAAAGACTATTACAGAATTTGTTGCAGAGTATAAAGCAATGCCAGAAGAAACTCGTCCTAAAGTTTTGTTTGTGCTTGATTCACTTGGTATGTTGCTAACTCCCACTGATGTAAATCAGTTTGAAGCAGGTGACCTTAAAGGTGACATGGGTCGTAAGCCTAAAGCACTAACAGCACTTGTTCGTAACTGTGTCAATATGTTTGGTTCATTAAACATTGGCCTTGTAGCAACTAATCACACATACGCAAGTCAAGATATGTTTGATCCAGATGATAAAATTTCTGGTGGTCAGGGTTTTATCTATGCAAGTTCAATTGTAGTAGCAATGCGTAAATTGAAACTTAAAGAAGATGATGACGGCAACAAGATTTCGGAAGTTCGTGGAATTCGTGCTGCCTGCAAAGTAATGAAAACACGTTACGCAAAGCCTTTTGAATCAGTACAAGTGAAAATTCCTTATGAAACAGGTATGAATCCCTATAGTGGAATGGTAGACCTGGCAGAAGAAAAAGGTCTTCTAAAGAAAGAAGGTAACAGTCTTGTATATGTAACTAGCGACGGTGAAATTATCAAACAATTCCGCAAAGCGTGGGAACGCAACGAAAACAATGG